TAACTCTGTATCTGATCTGTTTGCTAGTGGAAAGGTCTGGGCGCCTGCTACAAGGTGGGCCGATGAGCTAATAGAAGAGATGGCTTCTTTCCCTAATGCAGAGAACGATGACTTGGTTGACTCCGCTACCCAGGCATTAATCAGATTCAGAAAAGGCGGCTTTATTCGTTTGCAAACAGATGAGCAAGACGAAATTCGCGCGTTTAGACGCAAGACATCTTATTACTAAGGATTGATATGTCCATTGAAAAATCACTATACGCCGCCCCTCAAGGCATTGAGTCATTAGCTCCAGAGCCAGATATTGAGATTGAGATTGAAGATCCTGAGTCGGTAAGCATTAAAACTGGCGATGTTGAAATAGAGATTGGGAGCGTTGAAGATGACTTTGAGGCTAACCTTGTTGAGTCTCTCCCTGACTCTGTTGTTAGTGGGTTGGTCAGCGATCTGCTTAGTGATTTTGATGATGACATTAACTCTCGTAAAGACTGGATGCAGACTTACGTTGATGGTCTTGAACTTCTGGGAATGAAGATTGAAGAGCGTGCTGATCCTTGGATTGGCGCGTGTGGTGTTTATCATCCTCTACTGTCTGAAGCTGTAGTTAAGTTCCAAGCCGAAATAATGATGAGTACCTTTCCGGCTGCTGGCCCGGTCAAGACTCAAATTATTGGCAAAGAAACCCCCGAGAAAAAGCAAGCCGCTACTCGTGTGGCTGCTGATATGAACTATGAACTAACGGACGTAATGACAGAGTTTCGTCCTGAGCATGAGCGCATGTTATGGGGCTTGGGACTGGCGGGGAATGCCTTTAAGAAGGTGTACTTTGACCCCAGCCTTGACCGCCAGACATCTATTTTTGTTACGGCTGAAGACCTTGTGGTCCCTTACGGCGCGTCTGACTTGCAAACTTCACCTCGCATTACGCACATCATGCGTAAAACCGAAAATGAATTGCGCAAACTACAAGTTGCTGGCTTTTATGCTGACATTGACCTAGGTGAGCCAGATAATATCCTTGATGAAGTAGAGAAAAAGATTGCCGAAAAGATGGGATTTCGCGCTCAGACGGATGATCGCTACAAAATCCTTGAGATGAATGTAAATTTAGACCTTGAGGGGTATGAAGATACAGACAAGCATGGCGAAGAGACTGGGATTGCCCTGCCTTACATCGTTACGATTGAAAAAGGTAGCAATAAATGTCTGGCCATTCGCCGTAATTGGGAAAAAGACGATAAGTTAAAGACAAAACGCCAGCATTTTGTCCATTATGGCTACGTTCCTGGCTTTGGCTTCTACTGTTTTGGTCTTATTCACCTTGTCGGTGCGTTTGCCAAGTCTGGAACGTCCATTTTGCGGCAATTAGTAGACGCCGGCACTCTAGCAAATCTCCCAGGAGGCTTCAAAACACGCGGCCTCCGTGTTAAAGGCGACGATACACCTATCGGACCAGCCGAATGGAGAGATGTTGACGTACCCAGCGGGACTATTTCCGAGAACATCATGGCTCTTCCATACAAGGAGCCTAGCCAAGTGCTGGCAATGCTTCTTGATAAGATTGTGAATGAGGGCCGTAAGTTTGCGTCTGCTGCTGATATCCAAGTAGCAGATATGTCGGCCAACTCTCCCGTTGGTACTACGTTGGCCATCCTTGAGCGCACGCTAAAAGTGATGACTGCCGTCCAGGCGCGTATTCATTACTCGTTCAAACAAGAGTTGGTGCTGCTGCGCGACATTATCCGTGACTACACGCCTGCTGAATACAGCTATGAGCCAGAAGAAGGATCTCCTAAAGCCAAGAAGTCTGACTATGACTTGGTGGCTGTTATCCCTGTCTCTGATCCTAACGCCGCAACAATGGCGCAAAAGATTGTGCAGTATCAGGCAGTTATTCAATTGGCTCAGCAAGCCCCACAGATCTATGACCTGCCACAGCTTCACCGCCAGATGCTAGATGTTCTTGGTATTAAGAACCCTGAGAAGCTGGTGCCTCTGCCTGATGAGGAAGTTCCTATAGACCCAATTAGTGAGAACATGAATGCTTTAAATGGCAAACCGCTAAAGGCATTTATTACTCAAGACCAACAGGCGCACATTTCAACGCATCAAATGTTCATGCAAGACCCTCTTGTGATGAAGACAATTGGCCAAAACCCGCAGGCCAGCATGATCATGGCTGCATTGCAATCACACATTGCAGATCACCTTGGCTTCCACTATCGAAACATGATTGAGAAGCAAATGGGCGTCCCACTTCCGCCTCCCAATGAGCCGCTGCCAGCTGATGTTGAAGTCCAACTTTCGCGGCTGGTTGCCCAAGCAAGCGAGCAAGTACTTCAGTCAAATACCGCTGACGATCAACAAGAAAAAGCACAACAAGCTGCTCAAGATCCTCTTGTTCAAATCCAACAGCAAGAGATGCAGATCAAGGGCGCAGAGCAACAGCGCAAACAGCAGAAGGATCAGGTTGATGCTCAGCTAAAAGCAAGCCAGCAGCAGATTGAGCGAGACCGTATTCAAACGCAAAAAGAAATTGACATGACTAGGATTCAGACGGATTTTGTGAAATCACAAAAAGAACTGGATGCCCATAATGAAATTGAGCGCCAAAGAATATTAAGCAACCTTGTTGGACGTAAACAATGATTGATAAATATCTAGAACATCTATTTAAAAAAATAGATGACAAAGTATCCCAACTCCAAGAGTCTTTAGCAGATGGCAATGCTGGGGATTTTTCGGAGTACAAGAAGATGTGCGGAGAGGTTAAAGGTCTGCTCACTGCACGTTTATTTATTTCAGACCTACAGGAAAGATTGAAAACCAATGATGACGATGAGTGAAGTAGAGTTGATTAAAGCCGTAGACTTGTCTCAGATACTGAACAAGTCTGAGGAACAAAAAGCCAAACAGCTACCCAAGCCGTCCGGCTACCGCATTTTGTGCGCAATTCCAGAAGTGGAAGAAACTATCGAAGGGTCTAGCCTTATTAAGTCTTCAGAGATGATGCGTAATGAGGAAACTTTAACTACGGTTTTATTTGTAGTAGACATGGGACCAGATTGCTATAAAGACACTAGTCGCTTCCCGACTGGACCTTATTGCAAAACTGGTGACTTTATTTTGGTACGGCCACACGCCGGCACAAAATTAGTTATTCATGGCAAAGAGTTTCGCATTATTAATGACGATTCAGTTGAAGGTGTAGTTGAAGACCCACGCGGCATCCGACGCAAATAAGGAGTAAAAATGTCAAACGAATTTAAATTCCCTGATGAGGTTGAAGACACAAAAGATAATGAGCTTGACGATGAAATAATCGTTGAGGTAGAGGATAAAACTCCTCCAGAAGATCGTAATAAAGCACCTTTGCCTGAGAATATAAAGGAAGAACTTTATAACGATGAGTTGGAAGATTACTCTACAAAGGTCAGGAAAAAACTTCTTCAGATGAAGAAACTTGCGCATGACGAGCGTAGAGAAAAAGATGCCGCTATTCGTGAGCAGAATGAAACCGTTGAATTCGCTAAAAAACTAATGGATGAGAACAAAAGACTCAAATCCAATTTGTCTAACAGCGAAAAGAATGTGCTTCTTTCTGTCACTAAAACTGTGGAGATGGAGCTTGATTCAGCCAAGAAAGCCTATCGGGAAGCCTATGACTCTGGCGATACTGATAAGGTAATGGAGGCCCAGGAACGTCTTACTGAAGCAACATTAAAGGTTGATAAAGTTAGAAATTTCCGCCCTCCGGCTGAAGAAATTGAAGAAAATGTGGTACAAACGCCCCAACCCCGTGTCCAGGCTGCTCAAAAGGATCCGTCTGCGGTTGCTTGGCAACAAGAAAACCCTTGGTTTGGGGAAGATGAGGAAATGACTAGCTTGGCTCTGGGTCTTCACGAGAAGATGCGGCGCGAGGGAGTTAGGATCTCATCGCAAGAGTATTACAATAGACTAAATACAACAATCCGAAAGCGTTTCCCAGAGAGATTTGAGGACGCAGAGGAACAAGAAGATCGGCCTAGCCGAAAAAGCTCGGTGGTTGCACCAGCTACACGGACAACATCCGCAAAACGAGTTAAGTTGACCACTGGTGAACTGAACTTGGCAAAGAAATTTAAACTTACACCGGAGCAATTTGCTGCGGAAAAAATCAAATTAGGAGCCTAATATGGCCGAAAACAGAAAACCACGCGAGCTTGAAGACCGATTAATGGCAGAACGCCCCAAACAGTGGCAGCAGCCTGATCTTCTTCCTGAACCAGACAAGCAGCCGGGGTACGATTATCGATGGATTCGTGTTGCAACGCTGAACGCTCCAGATCCGCGTAACATTTCGGGCAAATTGCGCGAAGGTTATGAGCCTGTAGCTTTAGAGGAACAACCAAAATTCAAACTGTTAGCTGATCCAGCAAGTCGTTTTAAAGACAACATTGAGATTGGCGGGCTATTGCTCTGCAAGATACCCATTGATTTTGTCGAACAACGTAATGCATTTTTTGCAAAACAATCGCAAGCTCAAATGGAAGCTGTGGACAATACCTATATGCGCCAGAGTAACCCGAAGATGCCTCTCTTTAAAGAGAACAGGTCTTCAACTAGCTTTGGTTCCGGTATTTAATTTTTTGGAGTTTAACTATGGCTTATCCTACAGTTAGCGCCCCATACGGCCTAAAGCCTGTCAACCGAGTTGACGGCATGGCTTATGCTGGTGCTATTCGTCAGATTCCCGTAGCTGCTGGCTTTGCAACCGCTATTTTTAATGGCGATACTGTACAAGTTGACAGCACTGGTTATCTGGTTGCTTCTTCCGCTACCAACTCTGGAAACATTGTTGGCGTTTGTCTTGGTGGTCAGTATGTGAACTCTAGCGGTCAAACCGTTCAGGGCCAATATCTGCCTGCTTTGATTTCTACGTCTACCAACCTTGCTTATGCATACGTTGTGGATGATCCTATGGCCCTGTTCAAGGTTGCCGTTGTTTCGTCTGGCACGACCATGAGTTCCGCAGGTCGCACTGTAGTTGGTTCCAACTTGGCCTTGGTACTGAATGCTGGCAACACCACCACTGGTGATTCCGCATTTGGCGTTACCTTGACTGGCGCTGGTACTACCGCGACTATCCCAATCCGCGTTATCGACGTAGTGCCTGAAACTGCTACCGCAGCTGATACCTACACCGAACTATTGGTGAAGATCAACACTCACCAATAT